GTTAAATGTAATGAACTTTTTTATATATTTTCTGGAACTCCTTTTACATATGATATTTCCACATATAGTAATTCTGCATACTGGAATAGAGGTATTAATGTGGATTATGTACTATTGAATTAGTCTGGAGATGTTGTTTATTACTATGAAAATCTTGGGTCTGAAAGTACTGGATTTATTCCAACTAATGTTGTATTACCAGACGCTGGAATGGAGGATGGAGAATGGCTATATGTCGGAAATATAGATACAAATGAACGCTGTATATGGGTATCTCAAGTTATCCGCAGAGAAGGAGATATGGTAAAAGTTTATGATATAAATAAATCATTAGACAAAGAACTTTCTGATAAAGTATATTATGATGATAATTCAGTATTAACATTAATGAGAGATGAAAAGTTTGTTAACGGTAATATAATAGAAATATCATTATTTGGTAATGGTTATTGTACACATCCTACTGTTAAGCTTGAAGATGATACATATAAAGTATATCCTATGATACCTTATGAAGATATGAGTAAACTTGAATTTGCTTTAATAAGGTATATGACTGTTAGAGATAATTATTACTATTATGTACCTGAAGTTGATCCTAATGAAGGTAGGATATTGTACGAAGATGGTAATATAGTAGTCAAATATTCATCTAATGTACACTTTAATCAAACTGGACCTTATACAATAAATACTTAGGATGGCGAAAGGGGGTATATAATCTCAAAAAATAACGCTATTGTGTATAATTTTGCATCAGGAGACAGTAACGGTGTTGATAGTATATTAAATCACGGTATGGTTAGTGGTGAATAGGGTTATTTAGCAAAACATGTCGGCGGTAATGTATTTGCAACACATCAGATAATTTATAGAGGTAATGAAGCTATAATCGAAGAAATAATATTTGACTCATGAGAACAGCAATAGTAGCAATAGTAAAGAATGAACATCGATTCATAAAAGAATGGGTCGATTATCATCTAGCTTTAGGCTTTGATGATATATATATCTATGAAGACTATCGTTCTGATTCTCATGCATAGATATTTGAAGGATATGAACATGTTCATGTAGCTCCAGTAAGTACAATAGGTGTACCTGATTATAATGGAACTAGAGTACAAGGAGATTTGTATACGAAATCATTAACAATGTTCAAAGATAAATACGATTGGATATTGTTTAGTGATATAGATGAATTCTTAGTATTAGAAGTACCATTACAAGAGCTATGTGAAGAGTTTAATGATTATACAGGAATACTGTTAGATTGGAAGGTATATACAGCTAATGGTCATATAAAGAGACCTGAAGGTAATGTAGTAGATAATTACACTGAAGAACTTGATCCAAATATACTTATAGATAGAGCACCTATATGGAATAAGAAGTCTTTTGTAAATATAAATAAAGCTGAGAAATGGTATAGACTACCTCATATAATAAAAGATGGGGTAGATGTACATTTCAACAGTGATCCAAACAGAAAAGGTAAAGTATTTGAAAAAGCTTGGTTAAATCACTACTTCAGTAAATCTTGGGAAGATTTTGTAGAACGTATTGTAGAAAGAGGCAATATGAATAACTATAGTAGAACATATGATTTGTTCTTTAAGACTAATCCAGGATTGAACGGAATGAAAGATAAATTGTTAGAATCCGTAAGGTATTTGCATTGTAAGAAGATTATGTGGATATCTAAAGATAAGAAGATTATCAGCGGAGGTAATGTAGATATTATAAATAAGATTAAATAGAAAATAATTTATGGAAAATAATAAACAAATTACACTTCCTGGTAATGTTGATGTATCTTAGGTAGATGGAATAAGGAGAGAATTTATCATACATGCTATATACGATCCAGCATCTTCTAGTATTAGGGATAGGAATTATATGTTTACTTGTACTGAATCCGCAGAAGAAATAATAAATGCTATAAAGAATAATTATGATGTTAAAATATTTGCACAAGATTTAAACGATACATTATATCATATAATTTGGGTAGATTTTATGGATGGTTTGTTACTTCCAATAACTAATACTCGTACTGGAGAAAATTATGTACATTTAACAAGTGCCGAAAAAACCGACGTTGATAGCTTTGAACGATATTTTTTCTATATTTATATTGACGAATCGTTATTAGAAATACAATTTTCAACATATACTAATAATAAAACAAGAGTTGAATATGGAATTAACGATGCATTACTAGATACCTCAGATGATTACATAATGAGCTTGTATGAATTAGTAGACGCTACTCCATATATACTTACATTAAATCTTACATCCGGAAACAATCCGCAAGCTTACGCTACAGCTTCCGATGTATATTACGCTGTTACTAGACATCCTAACAATACTTCATTTTACTTATCGTTTAATTCTGTAGAAAACTTTTATACAGTTCAAGAAAAACAAACAGTACGTCTAGTTAGTGTTGTGCAGAATGGATCAACATGGAATCTTAGTTCAGAAGTATTTTTTGCACACGACGGAATAGATCTTGTATCATGTGCAAACGTTCCATATATTATTTCATATAGTGGGCCAATTTAGAATAATGACACATAGATAATATTTGATCTGCATTCGATTGAAGAATTAGATGTAGGTATGTTATATACATCTGACCCCTCCCATGGAAATACTTCGATTTTTGGAGGCGGTGTATAGATAGATAGTGAGTATAAGTCTATAACAATAAACGCTTCTGGAATTACTGATTTGGATTATTCTGGAAATAATTCCTATGCCAATACAGTATGGAATGTTATTGGAGGTACAACACAAGTAGCTACACCATCAGATATAAATACAGTAACAGCGATAGCAGAAGGTAAAACTAAAGCATATGTAACCAATAAGACTAAGATGTCTGCGTTGAATAGTAGTAATGATACAGTTACTATTAGTTCATTTACAGATTAGAATAATACTACAGTAGCATTAAGTAATTTTAAAGTAGGTGATATAGTATATCTTACTGATACAGAGATACCTGATAGGTGGGTATCTAGCATAACTAAATCTGGTAATACAGTTACTGCGTTAGTATTATCCAAGATGGAGACATCTAAAGTAGATTTAAACAGTTATGTTCTTAAGACTACTACTATAGCTGGTGTAGATTTACAAGATAATATAACTAAAGCTGAATTACAAAGTGCTACGGATGATTCCACTCATAGATTTGTAACAGATACTGAAAAATCTACTTGGAATAACAAAGTGTCTTCGACTACTATAACTGCAATACAAGTAGTTTCTAGTATGCCTGCAAGTCCTGATAGTAACACATTATATATAGTACAATAATATGAATATAGCTGAAGCAAGTGATATTAAAATAGGCAATAGCAGTGTAAGTGCTGTATATTTAGGAAGTTAGTTATTATGGCCGCTCGGAGAAGAGGCTACGCCGTTAACTATAGAAGCAATGTCAGGTTAGTCCGGTACCATAAGTTTTTAGAATAAAGCTAGCAATCCAGTATACTACAAGGTGAATGGTGGTGCAGAACAAACAATAGCTTCAAATACTACGGGATCTATAAACGTTAGTGGTGGAGATATCGTTCAATTTTTTGGTAATAATTATACATATTGTACAAATAGATCAAATCCTAGCAAAATCAATTGTACTTGCTATTGTTATGTATACGGCAATGTGATGAGCTTGATATCTAGAAGCAGATACGCAACAGCAAAAAATATATTTGACACCAGTGAAAACTATCTATATGCTCTTGCATATTTGTTTTAGTATAATACTCATATACTAAATCATCCTGATAAAGATGTGTTACTGCCAGATAACACTGCGCCTCAAAACGGTTACGAATACATGTTTTAGGGATGTAGTAATATTACAAGAGCACCAATATTTGTAGCAACCACTTTGGGTAACTATTGCTATTCGGGCATGTTTTATAATTGCACTGCTTTGTCTACAGTATACGATTTTACAAATACTATTAGTAGCCAAGGATGTTTTTCATCAATGTTTAGCGGTTGTACGTCTCTCACAAAAGCCCCAGCATTGCCAGCAACTACTGTTTCGGATTATGCTTATTATGAAATGTTTAGTGGTTGTACAAGATTAACGACAGTTCCTTCAATATTGCCAGCAACAACTTTGAAATAGCGTTGTTATTATGGAATGTTTGGTGGATGTACATCCATTACAACTGCTCCTGTTATATCCGCAACATCTTTGGCGTCCCAATGTTGTGAATATATGTTTAACGGATGTACAAGACTTACACAGGCACCCCAATTAAATGCTACAACGGCCGCAAACTCATGTTACTCTTCAATGTTTAAAAATTGTACATCTCTTACAACCGCTCCTGCGTTACCAGCTACTACGCTTGCATCATCGTGCTATAATAGTATGTTTAACGGATGTACATCTTTAACATCGGCGCCAACATTAAGTGCAACGACGTTGGCTTAGAGTTGTTATTATGGTATGTTTAGAGGATGTAGCAGCTTAGCTACTCCCCCAGTACTTCCTGCTACAACTATTGCTGATATGTGTTATTGTCAAATGTTCTGGGGATGTACTAGCCTTCAGTCATGTCCTGCCTTACCAGCTACTACGTTGGTTCAAAGATGTTATTGGAATATGTTTAGAGATTGTGTAAATATAACAGAATCTCCTACATTGTATGCTGTAACTTTACCGTGGGCTTGTTATGAAGGTATGTTCTTTGGATGTACATCATTACAAAAGATTACACTATATGCAGAAACGGTACACGAAAACGCTAGTACGTATCAATGGCTGTCATATAGTAGTTCACAAGAAAATACACCAGTAAATAATACTGGAAAAATAATTAAGAAACGTGCGCTTACATTACCAACCGGAGTTAGTGGTATACCTAGCACGTGGACTGTAGAATACTTAGATTAATTCATAAATAATAATATAGTATAATAATTTCGTAAACACTGTTCATTATATTTTACAGCTGAAAAGCTGAGCGGTAATACCGCAATAACACGAAATTATTAACTAAACAATTATTATTTATGGAAAGTTCAAAAATTATGATGTTTCCTGAGTACGGAAACACAAGTGGTATTGATCCAAACCTGTTGCTCGCTATGAACAACAATGGTGGATTTGGTGGTAACAACTGGATATGGATCCTGTTCCTCTGGCTCATCTGGGGCGGCTATGGATATGGCGGCAACGGTGGTTTTGGAGGTAATGGCGCAGGTTTCTTGTCTAACCAAATGAACAACGACACTGGTCGTGAGTTGCTCATGAACGCTATACAAGGTAATCGTGATTCTATCAACAGTCTTGCCAACCTGCTTAACACTGAAGTTAGTACTGTTCAGAATGGTATCTTTACCCTGAACAACGCTATTAACTCAGTAGGTACTCAAGTTGGAATGAGCGGTCTGTAGATACAGAATGCTATACAAGCAGGTAATGCTTCCTTAGCATCTCAAATCTGTCAGTGCTGCTGCGAGAACCGTTTGGCTATTTGCCAGTAGACTAACACATTACAGTCTTAGATGGCTGCTGGACAAGCTGCTGATCAGCTGGCTGTATGTCAATAGACTAATACTTTGGCAACGCAAGCAGAACGGAATACTCGTAATATTACTGAAGCTATCAATGCTCAAAGTGTCATGATCAACGACAAATTCTGTGATCTTGAGAAACGTGAGCTGCAGAATAAGATTGATTCTCTTACAGCCGATAACGCTCTCCTGCGTTCTAACGCTAACAACGAGAGACAGACTGTTCTGCTTAATGAGAAATTCAACGAAATTCAGAATCAGCTTACTGCTATCAAATCAACCCAGCCTAATACTGTACCTGTACAATGGCCTAACCTGACTGCTGTCAGCACTACGCCTAATATATACAGCTACGGTTGGAACAATGGTTGGGGTTCTAACAGTTTCTGGAATTGATAAAGAAAGGAGGTTCTTATGACTAGATACCCCTTTAACTTTTGCAATAGGAATGGCATTCCTATGATAGAAACCAATTCGGTTACTGTCGGGACAGACAATGTAGTTTTAGCGCTTCCTAATAGGGTTTTTAGGTGGTTGAATGACAAGGGAGTAATGCTCCTTAGACTTAATCAACCTATACCTACAGGAACGACTGAAACGCTCCCTATTGTATTTTCAGCTAACGATTTTACACAGCCTCTAACCAACGTGGGTGGTGAGGCTATAACAGTTGCTTAGATACCTGCTACAGGTGTATATCTTATCTACTACGATAAAGATAGTAATCTCATGCAGCTGTTAACAACCTAGATTCCCGCGTAATATTAACTTAAACACATTTAGATTATGGTAGTAATTGAAATGCGTGAGGCTGCGTACAATAAGGCATTTGATCTTATGGACGAGATTAAAGATCTTGGTCGTAAGAAGAAGATGGCTCTGTGCGAGCTGGAAGACACGCTCTATGATTGTTTTGAGTCTTCCAAGGAAGACGGAGAGTATGAACCAAGCGATGAGTACGGCGATGATACGGAAATGGAATACCGTGGACGTAGAGGATATCGGCGTTCTGCTATGCGCTCAGCAATGCATCGTGAACACGACATGGACGATGAAATGAGACCGGACATGCGTTCTTATAATAGCATGCGTATGCGCCGTCGCGATAGAATGGGGAGATTTGTTTAATTAATTGGTCATGAAGGGTGGGGAAGCCCACCCAGATGACTATTCAAAATAGTAATACAATGTTTTCAGGATTACGTCAAGGAACCGCTCTATATATATTAGATAAGAGCGAAGAACCTAAAGTTGTTACAGGTTATATAGAGAACGTAAGTGCTCCACACCCAATGTATAATAGTTATAATCCAGCTGTAAGTTTTGGTGCTAACCTACAAACAGTTGTTGATATAGTCGTTAGAATGGGGAACGATCGTAAAGAATTTGTAGGAATACCCAGCAATGGGTCTATTCACTCTTATGGAGATTACGTGCTCAGTGAGAATAAAGAAGGTATGATATAGGAAGTTGATGCTATGCTGTAGAATAGCAAGAATGTTATATCTAGTATAGATCAACATAAATAGAATATATCAGCGTGTGAGAAAATACTTAAAAGTCTTAATCCAGTATATGCTAAAGAGCAAGAAAGGGATGAGGCTATAGACACTCTCACAGAGCAAGTAAACAGTATGTAGAATGTTCTGGCAAGACTGGAATCAATGTTGTCTAAACAGAATACATATGGTAGCAACTAAAAGTTTTAAAAAGTATCAGATGCTATATGGTCCACACTTTACTAAAGAATTGTGCGACTTTGCAGTAAGTATGATGGAGACTGATAATGGTCCCATCACACCGTTTACTAAGTAGCAGATTGAAGAGAAGCTTAAGATGAACGGTATAACTCTACAGTATAATAAGCTGTATGATTTTGTATACGTTGCAAATATGTGTAAAGCTGACTTCTTAGGTAATGCAGTACCCAATGACGATGTACACTTGTGTGAATATATTAAACACGTTATAGATGATCCAGATGGGTACGATGGACAGATTTTTAATCGTTGGTTATCTGATATAGAGGGGATGCATATCCCCGTTGACTGGTCTGAATTTGTATAACATGGTTGCTCAATACATACAACTCGGTAAGAGAGATTGGAATGTATTGGTGTATTACGGTGTTGGAGAAGATAACTTTATTGAGGTGGCAGATTCGTTATAGCAATTAGACTGTCCCAGTAAAGACATTAAAAGAGCATTGAAAGTATTAACCAGGGAAAACACTGGTTTTACTTTCAGTAACTCTGATTATAAGATGAGCATAGTCTGCATAGGACTTGCATCAGATATAAGTTAGTTTGTCAATACTGCCATACACGAAGCAAAACATGTACAATCTCACATATGTTCTTATTACAAGATAGACGAGAACAGCGAAACAGCTGCATATCTCATAGGTTATCTTGTACAAAGGATGTATAAAATGTTTGCTAAAATAGTAAAACGATATGTTTGATATAGTCGGAGATAAAATAAAATTCAATAAAGAAGATTTAGCAATACCTCCGTTCAAAGATCATTATAACAATGCTCAAGATAAACAACAAGCATTGAAAGAGATCGAATACGTAATTTGGCTACATAAGTGGAATACACCATACGAAGCATATCCCGCAAATCAACGGGCCACTATTGTAGCCAAAGACGTGTTCAAAGATGAACATTATATTCCTTCTGAGGAGGTAAAGTAGCTTGAGAAGCGTTTTAACGAGTTCTAGGAGACGCCTGGAACAAGATTACTATCAGCTTCACAAACAGCAGCAGAAGGGCTTATAGCAGCGTTAAATGACTATTCTACAGGTTTGATGGATATAGATACTGCTATAAAGGTTACGAGAATATTAAAAGATGTAGGTAACATAGTTAAGTCGCTTGATATAGCAATGAAGCAGGCTAAAGCTGAACAGCTTGAATCTGGCCGTGTTAAAGGTGGCGGTACTATAGGTTTATACGAAATAGCTAGATAATATGTGGTTAAGAGAAATTAACAACAACGGAATGGAATTTCGCTACGAAGTAGACGATCAGTTTACAATTCCAGTGTTACTAGAAGATGGTTCCTGTACACAGTGTTTTCCTGTGTATAAATATTATAAAAACAACAGTGGGGAATGGGAAATGCTTAAGTCGAATTATAAAGTATATATGTCGCTTAAAACATTGATGTCGCAATTTGTGCTAATCGATTCTCCTACAGATAATATAATTAAAGAATTGCAGAATTTTAAACAAAATATACAAGCCAAGGCGTTGGAAGATAGTATTGCGCCATTTTATGTAGGTAGCACACAGGACTTGTGCGACAGTAATTTAAATTCAACTAATTCGGATACTCCATAGCAGCAGGAGCCTGTAAATTTAGATTAATAATATATGGTAGACTTTAATAAGAAAATCCTAAACACAAATAAGTTTAGAGGACCAGCTCTGTTTTATAAAGAACATGGATGTTATACGCTCGCTCCTAGAGGAACTACCGATTATGTACAATATTGGGAGCGAGAAACAGAAAGATGCTTAAACGGGTATGTAGCCGAAGATGGCGACGCTATTACAGGTTATCATTACTTTTATTTGAACTATAGTCCTATTATTCGACGTGTAGATACTAAATACACAGATAGATTTGGTAACACGCGAATTAGAAGGGAACGTATATTTGACTTTCCTGAATTTTGGGATGGAGACTATTTTTTCTTTTAGGCTTGTGAAGAAGCTGAACAGGAAGGTAAACACATGGCGGTACTTAAAGCTCGTAAAAAAGGTTTTAGTTTTAAAGGTTCGTCGATGTTAGTTAGAAACTATACTTTAATAGAGAAGTCTAAAAGCTTTGCTGTAGCTTCAGAACAAAAGTTTTTGGTAGGCGACGGTCTGTTGACAAAGGCTTGGGAAATAATGGATTTCATAGATAAGAATACAGAATGGTCAAAGAGGCGTTTAACATCAACTCGTATGGAGCGAGTATCCGGATTTAAAATAAAAGACGAATTCGGAAAAGAAACGGAACAAGGATACAAATCAGCTATTACTGGAGTAACACTTAAAAACGATCCAGAACGTATTCGTGGTATTCGTGGCAAGCTTATATTGTTTGAAGAAGGTGGTAAATTTCCTAACTTAGAAACTGCTTGGCGTGTAGCTCAACCCTCGATGGAAGATGACGATGGAACAGCGTTCGGACTTATGATAGCCTTTGGTACTGGTGGTACAGAAGGAGGTGCATTCGATGGACTTAAAAATTTATTTTATAGTCCAGATTCATTTAACGTAAAACAGTTTCCTAATATATGGGATGATAATTCCGAAAATACTACATGTGGATATTTTTCTCCTATATACTTAAACATGGAAGGTTACGATGAAAACGGTAACTATAAATTCATGGATAAGGATGGAAATAGCCTTAAGGAGTTGGCTATAGAAA